CAGGTACAAGTTGGTTACAAATAAATAGAAGTTCTGTATCTAATAGTGGAGATAATCATACAGCCTTTACAGGTCGTAGTGCGTTAGCAAGAACTGGACAAGGACAATGTCAGTTTGTTTTGTTTGAAGGAGCTACGTTTGATTATGGTCAAGTTATTATTGCAGATGGTGCAAATAAACTGTATAGCTTTCGTATGGAAGGGACCGGAGCTCTTACAACAAGAACATTTTTTGCTGAAGAGATAACAGTTACAGGTACAAAGCATGTTAAGTATATTACTATTCACGACCATCATTTAATAGCTGCAGGAGTTGAAGATAATTTAAGTACAGTTTTTTATAGTGTTTATAACGATGCAACAGATTTTTCAGGCTCTGGAGCAGGTTCAGTAACTATATCTGACCAAGTAGAAGGAATCAAAGGTTTCCGTGAAGATTTAATAGTTTTTGCAGAAAACAGTATACACAAGCTTGTTAATATAAATGATAGTTCTAATATTCGAATTGACCCTATAACCGAAAACGTAGGTTGTTTAAGTGGATACAGTGTTCAAGAGATTGGTGGTGATTTAATCTTTTTAGCACCTGATGGATTAAGAACAGTAGCCGGTACAGCAAGAATTGGTGACGTTGAGCTAGGTACTGTTAGTAAACAAATTCAACCACTTGTAACAGACTTGACAGAAAGTATAAACAGTTATATAATAACTAGTTTAGTATTACGTGAAAAGTCACAATATAGATTATTTTATACTGATACTACTAAAACTAATAGTGAACAAAGAGGTATAATAGGAACTCTTAGACCTGATGGATTTCAATGGTCAGAAACAAGAGGAATAGAAGTTACTGAAATAGGTTCAGGTTTTGATCAAACTGGTGTCGAAAACTATTATCATGGTGATACAGATGGATTTGTTTATGTTCATGATTCAGGTAATGACTTTAATGGTTCTAATATTCTAGCACGTTATGCAACTCCAGACTATGATTATGGAGACTTAGGAACATTAAAAACTTTACATTACTTAAAATTATCTGCAAGTGCAGAAGGTGTTGTAGAACCTGATGTACAAGTTAGATTCGACTATGGTAGTACTGATATA